AGTGTTACCAGTGCGGCGTCCAGTTCGCCATGACCGAAGAGCATCAGCGGTATTTCCTGGCCAAGCGAGACAAGGCGACGTTCTACTGCCCGAACGGGCACAGCCAGTGCTACACCGGCCTGTCCGACAAGGAAAAGCTGGAGCAGGAGCGGGCGCGGCACCAGGAAACGCTGGCCCGTTTAAATGTCGCCGAAGCCAAGCGCGTCCAGTTGGAGAAGCGGATCAAGCGCGGTGTCTGTCCCTGCTGCAAACGCTCGTTCACCGCACTGGCACGCCATATCAAGAGCAAGCATCCTGAGTATGCGGAGACGAAATGAGTGCCGCGCTTACCGCGCTTGACAATGTGGCGACACAAGTTCGGTGGCTGCGACTGGACGATCATCCGCGCATGAACGCTATCGCCGATATGCTCGAATTTTTCAATAAGCGGTGCGAGAAATACGACGAATTGCTCTACGCGGTCGCGCGTAAGTATCCTGGCGAGACAAGGCATCAGACGGCACTGCGCTACATCATGGAACGTGAGCAAGAACCGCATGGCGACACCGGAGCGAAAGCGGCGGAGATTGGCCCCCGACCACAGGGGAGGTAGAAACCGAGCGGTGGACGTTCGATCTGCGCCACACGATGTAACCCAAACCCGATTCGGGTCGCGGTGGAGGCGGGTCAGTGGACGGGTTCGGTGATCGTTTAAACAGGAGTAGCGGTGATGAAATGGTTTTCGCGGTCCTGGTGGGAATACTTGCTGACAGGCTGCTCCGGCCCGCGCAATTTTTGGTGCCGGGTTCGCGGCCATCCCAACGGTCCGATTTTCTATATCAGCAGCGGCCAGGAACCGGACTGGCGCTGCAAGGACTGCGGAGAAAAAATCGGTTGACGTTTAAATCAGGAGTGCCAAGTGAGCCATACGCCTGACCAGTTCGAGTTCATGCGCGCCCGATCGCGCAACAGCGACCCCGGCACTTCCCACGCCGCGGCCAGCGCAGCCAGCGAGTTCGACAGCAAGCACTTCGATCGCATTGCCGTCGCGTTGTCGATCGGCGGCCTGACCGCCTACGAGGTCGCCGCCGTGTCCGGCCTGGAGTACGCCCAGGTCCACAAGCGGCTGCCGGAAATGGAGCGCATGGTCCCGCCCACGGCCGCGCTCGTCGTCGACGCCGAGGGCAACGTGCTCACCCGCAAAGGGCCGAAGGGCCGGGCCTGCCGGCTCTGGCGCAAACCCTAGGAGGTCCCATGCAAGAAACCAACTATCCCTGTTGGGTCTGCGGCAAACCGTTGATGGCGGTCAGCCATGCCGTCGGCGTGTTCGCCGGCAACCGGATCAAGCTGCACATCGCCTGCCAGCCCGGCCTCGTCCGGATGATCAACGAGTACCGCCAGCCGTCCGGCTTCCGCGATCGCGGGTTCGACCCCGAGGTCGGCTTTACCAGCGTGGACCAGCATTGAGTTGGAAGCGGAGTAGCCGGCCCAAGCTGACCGAAAATGCGTCACTGCAACGCAAGGTCAAGGACCGCATCCGGGGCCTGACCGTGCGGCAGATCGGCACCGTCATGGACGTGATGATCGCCCAGATCATTACCGACTTGGCCAACGGCAAGGAAGTGCGGATCGGCCGCCTGGGCCGGCTCATGCAACAGCACCACAAGGCGTTTACCGCTTGGAGCGCCATGGCCGGCAAGGAGGTCTACCATCCCCCGCGGCGGGTGATTTTCTTCAAGGCCGCCAGCTACCTGAAAGGCTTGATGCTGGAGGTCGACAGCGGGGAGGAAGCGCCGGCCGAGGAAGCGCCGGTTGTGGAAACCCCCAACCCGGACGCATTAACCTTTGCCGCTACACCAGAGGCGGAGCCTCCGGCAGAACCGGCTCCCGCAGCGCCCGCCGATAGCGACCCTGGTAGTACGCCACCAGATCAAGCGCCTGCTCCACCGTCTCTATGACGTGGGCCTTGCCCCGCCACGCCGCGTGCCATTCCTTTTGCCGCCGGTTAAGTAGGCGCTCGCTTGGCACTTTGCTGCCGTCCTTGATTTCGACCAGCGCGGACAAGCCCATCGGTGCTCCTGGGAAGGCCACTACGAGGTCCGGGAAGCCTTCGCCGACCGCGGAGGTATCCTGCACGCTGCACCCGCACTGGAGCAGCGCCTTGACGATTTCTGGCTGATTGGCATCGGTGCGCGCGGCTCGTCGCATGACCCGGAAATACTACGCCACCCCCGAACCGGCGGGTGGCGCGTTTAAACGACGGCTTGAGGCTATTTGCGGCGGCGCTGGAAGGCCAGACCGGCGACCAGCCCCGCGCCGAGCAGCGCGATCGGCAACGGTTCGGGTACGACACTGGCAACTCTCGGCTTGAAGGCCCATTCCTCGAAACCATCCTCGGCCAGATTGCCCGACAGCGTGCCGTACTGCACGGCAAAGACGATGCGCGAGTCGGGCACCAGCGGCGCGAACAGCGCGGTGGGCACCAGCAGGTTCATGTCGTAGCCCAGGCCGCTGCCGGCGAACAGGTTGTAGTCGAGTTGCAGATCGTTGCCGACACCAAGGCGATACACCACCGTCAGGTTCGGGAACACATCGACATCGTCCAGCGAAGTGATGTTGGTGCTGTTCAGGTCGACCGGCGCGCCCGGCGTCGGCCCGGTCTGCCCGAAGATGGCGAGGCGATCGAGCGAGAGCAGGTTCTGCCCGTTGCCGTTCGGCTCGTTGATGTCGAGGAAGAACGAGTAGTAGTCGACCCCGCCGATGGTCGTGATGCCAAGATTACTCAACGACATGGTGTTGGTGAAGGTGTTGTTGTTGTCGCGCTTGTCGTTGAGCGGCAGCGTGTTCACGCTCGGGTCGTCGGTATTGACGCCCGATTCGATCCCGCCGTTGCCGCCGACTTGATCGCCGAGGAACGGATTGATTTCGCCGCTGCCGATGTTCGATAGGTTCGACGGGTTGGTGTAGAGCGCCGTGCCCCCGCTGGTATCGGAGGCAAAGGTACAGGTTAGGTTCTGCGAACCGGCGAGGCTGCAAAACGTAGCCGACGCCGAGTTGGCGAGCAGCAACCCGAAAACCAGGACCAGTACCTTTTTCATACCCCTCCTATTAGGCCCGTCGCCGGACCAAGGCCAGCGCGAGCAAGCTGATGCCGAACAGTAGCACCGATGCCGGCTCCGGTACGACTACCGGTGCGGCCGAGAACGTGCCGGACACCGAGGATTGGAACGCGGCGATCGTGGTGCCGTCAACAGAAACCGGCGGGGCGACGTTGGCGAACGAGAACGACAGGCCACGCGGCAGACCCAATTCAGTGATGACATCGCTGGTAAAGGTCAGCGTGCCCGGCGGCATCGCGCCCGACAGGGTGAGCGAAGCGCCGCCGATAAAGCCGAAGGTCGCGCCGGTAAAGATGCCGGACAGACAGTTACCTGCGCCGCACAGCGCGCTGGTGATCGAGAACGTGCCGGAAAACGGCTCGATAACGCCGAGCGGTCCGATCGTCGCCGGACCGGTACTGGTCGCGTCGAGATTGAGTAGGGCGGCGAACGGTACCGCAGGACTTCCGGCCTCGATTTCCGTCACCGTAACGTCGATGTCGGTGCCGTCGATGACAGTCGTGGTGCCGTCGTCGGTGGCGACGATCGTATTGCCGCGCAGGACTTGGCCGAAGGTCAGGATTACGTCGGCGCGAGCGGGTAGAGCGAGCGCGGTAGCGAACAGGGCGAGAGCGAGTAGTCGAAGCGTTTTCATGTGGTGGTCCCCTCTGATTGAGTGCTGCCCTCGACTACTAAGCAATATAGGGACCAGAAAAAAGCGGCAAGGGAATCAACCCCTTACCGCCCGTTTCTTTTTGACTGTAAAGCCGTTCGACAGTTATCGCTTGCTCGGTGCCGGGATCGGGACCAGCGAGACCAGCGTCCAGCCCGTCTCCGGCAGCCAGACGTAGCCGAACTTGCGCTCGCGCTCGGGCACTTCGGGGACTTCCGGCCACGCGCCGCCCGGTGGGACCACGATCGGGTGGAACGGGAACAGCGGCAGGCCGATGTCCGGGTGCTCGCCGCCACCTTCGGGCGGTGGAGTGACACCGGGCGGGTACGCGCCGCCGGGCGGGACCACGACCGGGTGGAACGGGAACAGCGGCAGGCCGGCGTCGGGGTGCGGCGGCTCGGTGCCACCCTCGGGCGGTGCGGTGTCGGCGAGCGGGGTGATCATGGCCAGAAACGGTTTCATGGACTCTCCTATGGGTTGGGGTTTAAACGACGCTGCCAGCGCCGACGCAGATGATACAACGCGGCGCTATCCGTGAAGCGGTGCGCCAAAATCATGCCACCCCAACAGCAGGAGCAGCACGAACAGCAACAGGTTGCCGCCGATGATCGGGTAATTCGGCGTCGGTCCCCATGACTGCCAGAAGCCGAAAACGAGCCACAGCAACATCAGAATGTAGAACGCGATTCCGAGTGACATGATTACTCCCTTCGCGGTTACTTTTTCTCCGCCTTGACCGCGGCCTGGGCCGCCTTGTCGTCGGTGCCGTACTCGAAATCGTCCTCGTCGGCCTCGGTGCCGCCGACATCCTTACCCGGACGCTTGCCCGGACGCGGCGGGCGGATCGACTTCGCCACCAGCAGGTTGTCGTCGGTGCAGATCAGTTGCCCGGTCGGATGACCATCTGGGTACTGGCCGTAATCGTAATAGTACCCGGTGTGGAAGTTGTACCGCGGCGGGCCGTTGCCGCCCATGACGTGATTGAATTCCTGCACGGTCATGAAGTCTTTGATTTCCAGCTTCAACTTGGTGAACGCCGCACAGACCGCGGCCTCCTGCCGTTTCGCGCCGTCTTGCGTGGTCGGCAGCACATTGCCCCAGGCGATCACTTTCTTGCCGTCGGGCGTGACAACGCGAACCTTGGGCTTGCCGACATACGTTGCCAGTGGGACATTCGGGTCAAGCATGATCGAATCCTCTCTTGGGTTGGGGTGGGGCAACGTGTTTGCGGCGCGCGCCATGCTCGAAGTTATGCACCGCCTGCAAGGTCGCGTCCGGATAACCGCTCTTCTGGGCCAGGACCAGGAAATCTTCCGCCGCGGCGCGTGACGTGTAAACGCGGGACAGATACTTCTCTCCGCCCTTGATCATAGCGACCACCATGAAACCGGTCACGACCAATTCGGATTCTTGTTCGGACATAGGTCTCTCTATTCTATTTGACACCGCTTCCGGTTTTGATCTTGTTCTTGACCTTGACCTACTCATTTGTTCCAGAGGTCTCCGGATTCAGGAGCGGGGTCGGCCCTCCCAAGACCAAGGGATAAACCGCCCCCGCTTTATGACTTGTCCCGTCGGAAACCTGGACCGATCACAGGGTCACCAGACTTGCCACGTCCCGGCTCTGGTTCAGCCACCGGTACTGCTATCGCAACGTGTAATCCCTATCCAGTAGCAGATCAACGACCAGTCCCTGCTGCGTAGGCGGCGAACTGGTCTGGTAAAACTTACTTTCGCTTTTTCCGTTTGCTCCGGTGTACGCCCTCGATCGTACCCTTGTTGGCCGAGGCATAGAACACTTCCTCGCCTTTCTTTTTGCCGTACTGACCGGCCATGGCGCGTTTGATCTTCTTGCCCTTCTTGGTCAGTGGCATCGGTCTTGCTCCCTGCCTAAAGGGTCCCGCCGACGCCGACGCCTTCCGGCCGCATAGGGGTACGGCAAGACAAAGGTCCGGTGGGGGTCCTAGGCATCGGCGCGGCGGGTTTGAGCGGTGATCTTACGCTTACGCAGCGGACCGGGCTGACCGCGCTTGACCTTGCGCGGCCGGCGCTGGAGGCGGTTGACCGCCAGATCGTCGCGGCTGATGTGGGTCCGGCGGCTCTCGTAATACTTGATCAGCCGGACCGCGGTGTCGTAGGAGGGCGCTTGGGTGTAACCGCGCACGATCTTGCGCAGCGTGTAATAGGGCACGCCGGAGTCGGCGGCCACCTTGCGCAGATAGGCGTGATTCTTGTCGCCCAGGTGCAGTCGAACAGTGCGGAGTAGGTCCATAGATGGTTACTATATCCGAGTCGAAAATAAATTGCAACGGCCTATTGACAGACCATGCGCGGTCCCCTATATTGCCACAGATGATACACGATATGCCAGAGATTGACGAGCGCGCCAGAGAGGAAAGCGAGGCCGAGTTGTACGCGGACCGGCGGAGGGCGCTGTTGTGGTGTTTCGGCCACAACATACCACACGAAATGTTGCAGACCTTGAGCCACGCCTGCGGCATCCCGCTGCCGGCCATTGGCCTGGAAGGATGACGATGCTGGACAGCGAACTGTTGAACACGGCCGGCGACCTGCTGCGCGACAACCCTTGGGGTCAGGGCGGTGGTTATTTCCACGCCCGCAAAGGTCTTTGCGCGCTCGACTTCATCGCTGTCGTGCAGGGCGGCGCATCGTGGAGTGACGCGCTCCCGCCGCAGCGGCTGGTCCAGGTTTGTGCCGACTGGTGTTTAAACAACATCCCGGAGCACTATCGCCGGGGTTGGGACCTGTATGGCCGGGATTGGGTCTACGCCGCGAACGACTGGCACGTCACGGTCAACCCGATGACCAAGGAAAAGATGCTCGGCCTGTTCCGCTTCGCCGCGGTGCTGGCGCGGGTCGATGAAGTGACCGGTCACGTCTATCGCCACGTCAGCCCGCTGCCGATCGTGGATGAAGAGGGGTATGGCGACGAGACCGACCATGGGGTGCTGTATGGCGTTGCGCTGACCGACCTGATCGACCTCGGTGAGCCGCCGGTCCCGCAGTTTGTCGAGGACGAGGACGAGCGGCAGGAGGCGGAACGCATCGAGTTGGACCCGATGATTCGGGAAGTGCATGATGAAGAGGACGATGATTGTCTGGTCCAGGAACGGCTGGTCCCCGCAACAACTTAATCAGGAGCAGAAACATGGCGCAGGATATGCGGCTCGACGAAATGATCGAGTCCAAGTATTTCAAGAAAGAGGACTTGGAATTCGCGCCGATCGTCGGCGTGATCAGCGGGTTTTCCAAAGAAAATCTGGCGCTCGAGGGTCAGCCGGTGCAGTGGAAGTGGCTGATGCACTTCTCCAATCAGGACAAGTCGATGGTCATGGGCGTGACCGTGATCGACCAGTTGAAGGAAGCGTTGCAGGCCGAAACGCAAGCCGACTGTATCGGCCAGCGGATCGAAATGTATTGCGACCCGAACGTGATGATGAAGGGCAAGAAAGTGGGCGGGGTGCGTCTGCGCGCTGCGCCGGCTCGCGCGGCTCGGCGGCCTATCCCGGCACCGGAACCGCCGGAGGAAGAGACACCGCCGCCGGCCCGGAGACGCGACAATGACGACGACCTGCCCTCGGATATCCCCTTCTAGGGAGCCGCCGGTATGCGCCATTCGGTTCTGCTCGCGCCGGCCACATCCTACTCGCCCGGTCTATGGCGGTCCGGAGGATGTGATCTGGCTTTGCCGAAAGCATCGCCAGCAGGCGCGAGAATTAGCGTTTAAACCAAGGGAGGCTTCACCGTGGCAGACAAGTCAAGGCTCTACCGCACGACCGGCGACCGATTGGTCCGTGCCCAGAACAGCGCGCAAGCGCGGCACTTCGTCTCGCGCAGCACGATCGTTGTCGCGGTCGCAACGCAAGACGACATCGTCGAGTTGATCGGCAAGGGGGTTATGGTGGAGGACGCCAGCCCCGAGTCGGACAAACAGTTGGACCTGACGGCGTGATCCCACCGATCGAGAACAAGCACGTCGCAAGCCTCGTCGAAGCCTTGGTCGCGGCACCGCACCCGACCGTGGCGGACATCCGCGAGGCCATGGCGATCGCCTACGCTGCCGGCCGGGCGGACGGCTCGCTCGAATCGTGCGGCAAGTGGGCGGACAGCCTCGACCAAATCTACGGGTCCAGGGTTCGCGCATGAGCGCCGTGGTCGCAGAACGGATCACCACCACCGGTCGGGCCGGCGAAGCCGGGCACTGGTATGACCGGCGCGGGCAGCCGGTGTACGACATCGAGCGGTCCGACGGCAAGGGTATGCGCCCGGTCACCTTGCGCGATGCCCGCAAGCTGCGCCTGTTGCCCGGTGTGTCCTCGATCGTGCGCTGCGCGGCGGCTCCGGGCCTGGAGAAGTGGAAGCAGAATCAGGTCCTGCTCGCCGCGCTCACTCTGCCCAAGCTGCCTGACGAAAAAGAGACCGACTGGATCGAGCGGGTGTGGGTGGACTCGAAGGCGCAAGCGGCAGCCGCGGCGGAAAAGGGCAAGGCGGTCCACGCCGCGATCGAGGACCACTTTAAAGGCATAGCCCCGCCTGACCATTTGTGGGTAATCGTCAAGTCGGTGCGCGATGCCCTGTACGACAAATTCGGCTTGGTCGAGTGGGAGGCGGAAAAGAGTTTCGCCCATTCGCTCGGCTACGGCGGCAAGCGCGACCTGCGCAGCAAGACCGGCCTGATCACGCTCGACTTCAAGACCAAGGAATTCGGTCTGGACAGCAAGGGCAAGATTGACAAGGAACTGGCCTGGGACGAGAATTTGATCCAGTTGTGCGGCTATACAATGGACGACGAACCCGAGGCGGTTCTGGCCAACGTGTTCGTTTCGGTCTCGACACCGGGACTGGTCTACATTCACACCTGGGACATCATGGATCGCGGACGCGGCAACCGGATGTTCAAGGGTCTACTCCACTACTGGCAGGCCAAGAACAACTACGATTCGGGTTGGTAATGGCGCTGCGCATATTCAAGGCGCTACGATGCAAGTACAAGCTGACCGTGACCACGCCCGGCGGGCTGATCTGCCTGGACGAGAAACGGTGCGGCTTGAAGATGGATCACGAAGGCCCGCACCAAGCGCAAGACGGGACGGTGTGGATGGACGATCCAGACCTGATTGAAAAACTGATGGAAAGGAAAAAATAATGCAACCCACCGAGCACACGCCTCCGATGGACCCGAGACAGAAAATGGTCCCACCGCTCGCGCCGTCGACCCCCGGACACCCGGCCGAGACTGTCGAGCCGCCGTCCAAGCACGTCATGCCGACCTACCTGATGCCGCACCCGGCGTTCGGCGCGGCCGGTGCGATGGAAATCTACCGCTTCGACAACGACCTGGGTCTGGTCGCCGAGCGCCACCTGATGCGCGATGTCGGCTGGCTGGTCACGCCGGTCCGCTTCACCGGGGTCGAAGTCACCAGCTACGTCCCCGACGGCGACCCGGTGCCCAACGTCTCCCGCGGCGACCTGGACAAGATGGCGATGTCCCGCGGCCACGCCGGGAAGCGCGGCAAGCACGATGACGACAGGCTAATCCATCACGGCCAGATGGAATCGCCGGTCGCGCCGGTCGCGCCGAAGCCGACCGACAAGGACATCAAAGAGGCGGGAGACCGGAAGGTGGCCGAGCAAGCGTTGAAGGAAGAGCAGGAAGCCGAAGAGCGTTACCGCAGGGAACAGGCAGCGAAAGATGTCGGCGTACCTCCTAAGTCGACCAAGGCTTAACCGGTCGGGGTTGGAACGCCTGTTTAAACGCCACTGGATCAGCAAGTCCCGGTTCTGCCTACTGGTCGGGTGTTCGAGGATGTCACTCGACCGGTGGCTGGACGGGTCCGAGCCGCTTTCGGTGGCGATGACCAAGGCGGTCAACGACGTGGTCGAGACCGTTACCGCCGGGCACCGCGGGGCATAGGGATGTGGCTGATCGGCAGCAGCCGGTGACCCGACCCAAGAGCCGGGAGCGGTTCGTTTTCACCGCACTCCATCAGCGCCTGATCCACCCGCCGGCTCGCCCGGCTCCAGGCCCGCATTTCATCAGCCGAGGCTGGAAGCTGCCCCTGGTTGAGCAGGACCAGCAGGCGCGACCGTTTAAACGATCGCTCGCCGATCGCACACGCCACGTCGACCAGAGCGTCGAAAAGGTCTTGCGGCAGGCAGGTTTTGACCAGCCGATTTACAGCCACCTGCGCCCAGAGGGTGTCATCGCGCAGCAGCCGGTCGGCGGTAGCTTGGTCAATCCCGTCCAGCAGGTAGTCCTCATGTGGCTGGATAAAATGCCCGTAGCCGATTGACTGGCCGACCGCGTCCGGGTAGGGAACGAACGAGCAGGCTTCGGCGCGTTTCAGCAGGGCCAAGCCGGCGGCCGACAAATCCAGATCAATACTCCCAGCCCTCGGCGAAGCCGGCCTCTTGCAGCTTGGGCAGTTCGCCCTTGAGCCGATCGCCGATGTCGGTGCGGTAGAGCAGGTTGTTCGGTACGCTCACGCTGTCGACCGCCTTGTAGGCGTCGTCCTTGGCCTCGCGGATGGTGGGCGCGCAGCCGGAGCAGATCATCAGGTAGTCGCCGGCCGAGACCATCAGCTTTTTCTCGACCACTTCATCACCCTCCATCGCCGGGCAGACGCCGTGCATCAGTTCAGCCGGATGCAGGTAATGGCGCAGCGGGTTGTCATCGTCCAGGCCGTAGACCGGGATGCCGCAGGTCTCGCGTTGGGTCAGTGTTGAGTAGGGAAAATCGGGAATGGCCAGAACGACGCCAACGGCCACGTCGAGGTTGGGTTGGAATTCGTCCCGACCGTCCAGCAGAGCCAGCATCCATTCCACAGGATCGGGGTGTAGCACTTGTTGAATAAAGAACAAGGGCCAAGCGAGTCGGCAGGTGAATTCGAGCGGGCGGGGGAGTCCATCCTTGTCGATGATGACCGAGACATCAATGAATCCGGTGTGGCCCATCTTGATCAAATCCCGCTCCATCGGCAGCAACACCTGCCGGGCCAGTTCGGAGTCGTTGGTGTAGCGTAACACCGTCCCCATTTCCCCGGTGTTCGGACCGAGGTCGTCATTCATCAGCTTCTTGTGCTCGAAGTTCTCGACCACATACTCGGCGAATCCCTCCGGCCCGAGCCAGCCGCCGACGGCCATTTCGATCCCCGGCACAAACTCCTGGAGCAGAAATTCCTTTTTCAGCTTGTTCAATTCATCCCACCGCCGCAGCATGAAGATCATGTCGGCCGGCGACTGGCTGACGTAGGACAGCGCCTTGTCGGCGTCCCCGGTCGGTTTGCTCACATACCGCGCCGGGTTAGTGAGGACGTACTTTTCGGCCTTGGCCTCGTCGGTGAAACACTCGTAGGGGATGATGTCGATGCCGTGCTTGTCGAACAAAGCCTGTCCGACACCGCGGTCCAGTTCCAACCGGGATGATTCGGCGCTCGGTGCGAACACCGGGAAGCCTCGACGTTTAAACACGTCCAGTTGTGGAATCCATCGCGCGTTGTCGGAGCAGATGATCAAGTCAGCCCACTCGGCGTGCTTGGGCCACTCGTCGAGCGTGATCTTCTCGATCAAGCCATCGCCGCCGCGGTGCGGCATACCGGTCAACTTCTCGATGTGCGGCACCAGCTTTGGGTAGTGTCCGGCCGCTTTCAACCGCAGGGCGAAGTCCAGCATCAGACCGCCCTGGTCGAGAATGATGACGTTGAGGCCCATCAGCGCGGGTAGGCTTTGGCGTAGGCTTTCGGCCCCGGACGCTTGGCCTTTTTCACCTTCTTGGGCAGCTTCTTTTTCCGGCCGCCGGAGAGCATTTTCGGGTTGTTCGCGGTGCTGATCATTGGTTCTCCTTTTCCAGTTCGCGCTTGCGCTTGGCGCGCTCGATACGCAACCGAGTGCGGTGCGCCGCCGCCTCTTCATCCCGGCCGGTCGCCCTGGCCGTCTCGCGGGCCTTGGTCTCGGCTTGTTCCTCGGTCTTGCCGTAGATCGGGAAGCCGAAGAACCCGGCGATCCCCGGAATCGACCCCTGGGTGAACGCCTGCTGCCCGGTGATCGGGGTCAGCCCGGCGAGCGCGTGCCCCAGACGGCTGCCGGCGGTCTTGGGTTTGGCTCCCGGCTCGGTCGGTGGCGCGGTAGTGGTGATGGGCGGTGAACCTTTGGGCGACAGAAACTGCTTGTTCAGCCACTGCTCGGCGATTTCCTTCGGCACATAGCCCAACTTGTTCAGCGCCTGCTGCGACGGGTTCATCAGCCAGTGGATCGGCTCCATAAAGTGCTTCGACAATTGCAGCTTGCGCCCATCGCCTAAGTCGACCATGGTCGGGTCCTCGTTCTCCCAGAAGTGGTGCCCCGAGTAATACTGATTCAACCCGTCCGCCATGACCGCATACATCAGCGCCGACCGGACCACATAACCCTGGTGCAGCGCGCTGATTTCGCGCCGCGATACGCCCGGAATCGCTTTCACCATGGCGCGCGTGGTCGCCACGGTCCAGTCGGGGGCGAGCATCATGATCTGCATGAATTGCCGGCCCTTGGCGGAGGTCACCGCCAGCGCCAGATCGCGCCCGAGTTTGTTCTGCACGCCGTCGGCAATGCGGAACCAGTCGAGACCGCCGAAGATGTCGTTGGTCGCGGACGCCGCGATCTTGGCCGCCTCGGCCCGACTCAAGTTGGACGATCGCTTGCCGAGCACCTTGTCCGCGCCGCGGATAAACCCGCCCGGCCGGGACGAATCCTTCAACACCTTCTCGAACGAGGCCATCGCGGTGGCGACCTTGAAGGTCGGATGCACGACGCTCCACAGGAACGTGTCGAGCGCCTTGCCGATCATGCGCGCACCCTTGACCGGCGCACCGATCACCGGGAATTTTTCCTCGATCAGCTTCAACGTGTTGGTGAACGGCGTGACATCGCCCTCCATCGGCCGCTCGACCACGTTTAAACCGCCCCGCACCAGTTCATCCAGCACGTCGCCCGCGCGGCCGTGCTTGAGCGTGCGGTAGGCGTTGCCGTTGAGCACGTTGACCCACCCGCGCGCACTGGTGCCCAACATGGCGTCGGTCAGGCTCTTGACGTGGAACAGCGAGTAGGAAAAGATGCCGCGCTTGGCCGCGATCGACAGGCCATAGGCCAGTTTCACCGCGGCGTTGGTCGAGGGCGCGTTGAACAGGTTTTCCATGACCGGTGCGATGTCCTCATGGACCTTGTAGCCGCGCATCTGCGGGTGATTGATGACGACGTACTCCTTGGGCGCTTTCTTGATCGCCTGATCGCGGATGTCCTTGGCCAGCGCGCCGCCGCCCTGCCACTGCCGGTCGACGATCGCCGCCGCCTGCACCGTGGTCTTGACCTGGGCGTCGGGGGTGTCGCGGATGATCAACGCGCGTTGGAACGGTGTGCCGTCGGCACCGATGAACACGTCCGGATGCTTGGCCCGCTCCAGCGCGGCGACCAGATTCTTGTTGGCGATCGCGCGGCTGATGTTGTCGCCGTAGATTCGCACGATGTCGGCGATGTCCATGGTGGCCGGGATCAGCCCCTGCTTGATGCCCTCGGCGTAGTTCGGGATCACCCGCTCCATCGAGAACCGGCTGCGCGGTGACATCCCCGGCGAATTGTTGTTGCGCTTGCCCAGCGACTGCGTGAGGTTGCGCCAGAGCGAATCGTTCTTGTTTAAACCGGTCCACAGGTTCGTGACGTAGTTGTCCAGCAAATCTTCCGGCAGGATGCCGGCCTGCTGACCCTTCTCCCCGTAGGTCTCGAAAAAGTCGCGCACCGCGGCCACCACCTGCTGCGCTTCCGGCGACAGCGGTTTGTTGGTCGGCGTGCCCTGCAATGCTCGGGTGATGTCCTCGCGGTCGGCTTTGCTGGTGACCAGGGTCTTGACCATTTCGGCGAAGCGGAAGTTGGCCAGTTCCGCGCCCTTGATCGACCCGCTCCAGGCGTCGGTGAATTCGGTCATGCGATAGCGGGTGTCTTTCAGGTGTTGGGCCACCTGCCCGATACTGCGCACCCCGCCGCGCAGCACCTTGCCGGCCGCGAGCACCCCGCCGGTGGCGAGCGCACCCCAGATCGCATCCTTCGGGTCCTTGGTGTAGATCGCTGCGCCCACCGCGCCCAGGCTGATCAGGCCCAACGCGCGCAGGATCACCGGGTCGACCGATCCACGCTCCAGACCCCCGATCTTGTTGTCGAGCACCGCATCGCGCACCGCCGCGTCGGCCGCGTCCGCGCCCTTCTCGGCCTTGACCGCCTGATGCACTTCCTGGGCCGTCGGCTCGCCCGACAACGCAGTGTCCTTGGGGTCGACGCCGGCCCGCTGCACCGTCTCGTTCGCCTTCTCGACCGTGCGCACCGGGGTCCCCGGATCACCCTTGATCGCGTCCAACCCTTTCTTGACCTGCTCCAGCGTTCCCGACGTGATGTGGTGCCCGCCGTCGCTGGCGTGCCACTCCCCGTCGATACCGCGGATCAGGCTGTAGCCGCGATAGGCCATCCGATCCTTGACCGGCGGCAGCGCCGACTTGTCCTTGACCTTGGCCGCCTTGGTCTTACCCGGCTTGGCTGCCGGCGCGGCCGGCGCTTCCGGCGGCGGCTCTCCCGGCGCACCCGCTTCCGCCGGCTTCGCTGCCTCGGCCGGCTTCGCCTTACCCTTCTTGCCTTTGGTCTTGACCGGCGGCTCTTCCGGCTTCGGCGTCTCGGCCGGCTTCTCGCCCATCGCCGGCATTTCCTCGGTCCGCTTGGCCCCGACCAGTTCGCCGGCCTCGTCGCGGGTGATGACCTTGCCCTCGTTGGTCTTGAACAGGTTGATCGTGTCGCCCGCTTCCTGATTCAACACCGGGGTCTTGCCGTCCGGGCGCAGCGGGACGCCATCGGCGACCGCCTTCTTGATCGCCTCGATGTGGGTGGTGCCCTCGTAGTCCTTGCCGCCAAAGCGGACCACCGCGGCCACGATCGGATTGGCCGGCTCGACCGGCTTCAACACCGACGAGACTTCTTTGGCCACGTCCGGGTCGACCTTGATCGCCTCCAGGGCTTCCCGCAGCGCGTCGTCGATGCTATAGCCGGACGCGACCCGCGCCTCGACATCGGCCATCGCCGCCTTGACCAGTTCGGGCGAGGTCTCGATCTTGCCGTTCTTGAGGTTCCTGGCCACGGCATAGTCGATCGCCATGGCCACGCTGGTCTTGCCGGCCTGGGTCAGCATCCGGCCCGCGACGACCGGTGTGGTCGCCATGATGGTGTCCATCGCGGTCTGGCTCGCGCTGGTGGTGCCCTTCTTGTTCAGTTGAGACAGGACACTTTCGCCGCCCGCCGCCGCGCCGATCTGGGCTGCCTCGGTCCCGACCTTGGCCGCACCCGCGGCGAGCCGGGTGGTCCGCGCCGACGCCTCCACGGTCTTGGCCACTCGCGCGGTAAACTGCGCCGCGCGCATCGGCAACAATTCCGGCGTGGTCAGCAATTCCGGATGCACGATAAAGCCGCGCGCCAGTTGGCCCATGAAGCCGCCGGGGTCGTCCACCGCCGACTTCTTGATGCTGTTCCAGGTCTCCGCCATCGACATCGGCTTCTCTTGCGGCTTGGTCTCCTGGACGATTTCGTTTAAACGCCGCAGCTTCCAGTTCTCCATCCCGTTCAGCGATTCGCCGGCCGCGGTCCGCCGCGCCCGCTCGCGGTCCCACTCCCGGTTTTTCTGGAATTTGGCGTTGGCCTCGCGCACATCCTTGACCCGATCGGCCAGTTCGGACGGCAGACTTTCCTTGGCCAACCCCTCCAGCCCGCCCTCGGCGATCTTGCCCCAGAAATTGTCGAGTACCTTGTCGCGGGCGGCCAGCGCGTACTTCGCCCGCCCGATCAGGTCGGTCGGCGGCTTGTCCGGAGCGACATCTTCCCACCCATCCTTGTCCGGACCCTTGGGCGCAGCCGGCGCAGCGGTCTTGCCCTCCGGCGGAGCCATGTAGGGGATGCCCTCGGCGGTGGTCTTGATGCTCGACCCCTCCGGAGCATCCGGCGGCATCGGATCACCCGGCTGCCAGCCGCCGCCCTTGCCGGCCGGGGCTTCGCCGATCGTTTCCCACCCGCTCATGGTGCCGTTGCCTTCTCTTTCAGCTTGCGCTGGACCTTGCCGTCGACCACCCGGTAGTCGTACTTGTCCGGCTCGTAGGTAGCACCCGATTCGGTCACCGCCTTGGCCATTTTCATGTCAAACCCGCCCGATTCGGCCTTTTTCCCGGCTGCCGGCGGGGTCGTGCCCCCCTCTTCGCCCGCTTTTGCTCCGCCCGGACGCCGGTAGGCGCTGCGCTGCTCGCCGCCAAAGGTCATGCCGGCAAAATGGCTCTCGCCGACCATTTCCTTTTTCACGAACGGCCGCAATTCGTCCAGCGCCTGCTGGCGAGCCTCGTCCAGACCCATATCCTCGCCGCCGCGGGCCGCGTCCGCTCGAATCTTGTTCGCCCGATCGGCCACATCGGCGGCAAAGGCATCCAGGGTTCCCCCCATCGGCGCATCCTTGAACGCCGGGTCGCTCTTGATCACGTCGCGGGCCGACGCCTTCATCACCGCGGTCGCCGGCTTCGAGGAAATCGCCGTCAGCCGGGTCTCGCGCGCCGCGCGGTGGCTTTCGACATCACTGGCTTTCTTTTCTTCGAGATTGAGCCGATCGCGGGCCAGCACCGCGGACCGATCCTGGTTCAGCTTGTTCTGGTCGTCGCGCGCCTTGGTCTCGATCCGGGTCGCTTCCCGGTCTTTCGAGGCTTGTTCGGCCTCCTTGCGACGGAATTGATCGCCCATCGCGGCAAAACGGTTGGCGATCGGCGCGATCGCGGTCTTGATCTGGGCCGGCGTAGCCTTGTCCAGATCGGGAATCGACTGCGCGATCTGGCGCGAGACGGCTTCCGCGGCCTGCGGGCTGATGTTGTCCCGCACCCAGTTGATCGCTTGCTTGACATCGTCGATCGTTTCCACGCTGCCGAAGGTTTGCGCCGCTTCCTTGTTGATTCCGGTCTGAAACTTGACCATTTCCATCTGTTGCTGGCGCATTTCCTGCCGCGCCTTGGTTAAATCCTCGTTCGCCTTCTCGAAACCGGCCACATTTCCGGCCTGCTGCGCGATATTGGCCAGTTGGGTCAGGCTTTCCACCTGTTTGGCCGCCGCTTTCACCCCTTGGGCGAACGGATTTGACGTGTTGGTCGGCACCATCGAGCCATCCTCGTTGGTGGTCATTTCTTGCGACTTGTCTTTCGGGTCCTTGGGCGGCTCCAGCGCCGCGCCCTGCAAGAGTTCGGCCGTGCGCTGGTCGATCCCGGCTTTCTGCTGCAATTGGATGTTCTGCAACAGGCGGGTCTGGGTCTCGGCCTGGGTCTTGTCGACGTTGGCCTTGCCCTGGTCGACCGAGGTCCAGCCGTTGATGATGTCGATGACGCCTTGCGATAGGGACATGGTCGTCTCCTACGGAGAAAAAATATCTTCGACGTAGGACGGGTCGAATTGGCCGGTCACGCCAACATTGAGGATCGGTTCGGTGCCGGTGTCGGTGATGAACGGAACGTCCGGGTTGACTTCGCCCGCCGTGTCGCCAAACAGCCCTTCCGTCCCACCCGGCGTGTAGCCAGAATCGTTGAAATTGTCCAGACCGCCGCCGACGTTGAACAGGTCGTGCAATTGCTTGAGCGCCTCCGGACTCATGTCGCCGCTGCCTGAAATCAGCTTGAACAGTTGGGCCGCACCCGACCCAAGGCTCTTGATCAGTTGGACCCCCGCGGGCGAGGACAGGAACGAGGTCAGCGACCCGACGCCGCCGGCTGTATTCTGCTCGTCCAGCGTGTTACCGATCAGGTAGTCCTTGGACGCCGCAGTCGGATCACCCAACGCCAACTTCGATAGCTGGCCAAACTTGGTGTCGTAGGCGCTGGCCGCGTACCGCTGGCCGATATCGGCTTGGGACAGGATGTTGTTGCCGGCATTGCCCTGGCCCATCGCCGCGCTCGACCGGTTGCCGGCGTCGAGGGCATGGGTCAGGCCGTACTGGAATCCGGGGTCCTTTTCGATCGAGGACGGGTCGTTGACCAAGGTGTGCAGTTGATCGGCGGCCTCGCCCCGGTACTTGTTGTACGGGTCGGCCATCGACGCTGCGGTCGCGCCCTGATTCTTGCCCTGACCGCGCACGCCGTTGATCAAGTCGACGATGCCGGGGACCAGCTTGGCAAAATCGGACAGATTGAGGCTGCCGCTGTCGGTGGATTCAGGCATGGTCGTCTCCGTGCTGCACTGTAGTCGTCATTGGGTCAGTCGAGCAAATTGAACATCCGGGACAGGTTTTGCAGCTTGTCGCCCGGCCTGCCGCCGGCACCAGTCATGGTCACCGGCTTGCCTTCGAGCAGGTTCATGACTTCCAGCGCGCGATTCGGTTGCGCCGCCCCTGCCGGCGTGGTCGACGGCGCGGCCCCGGATGTGCCGGGCGGACCCGATGTGGTCGCCCCCGGCTTGCTGCCCGCGGGTGTTCCGGTCGCCGCCGACGATCCCGGACCCGTCCAGGCCAGATCATACTCGCTGCCGCCGGCCTCACCCGTACCGCCCGGACCCTCGATCAGCCCGACCACCGTGGGGATCGCCTTCATTCCGGCCAAAACCGCGCTCTGCATCGGTGTGAGCGCGCCGCCGGACAGCGCGTTGGCCGCGGTGGTGAGGATCAACGGCGCGTACTGCCAGAGCGCGTCCTGCCAGCCGTACTTGGGCGCTTTGACGTTGCCCATCATGGTCAGCGTGCCCCAAGGCGTTTTCTCGGTGAAGTCCGGGTTGATCAGCCGGTCCCTATTAGACCCGTTGACCGGGACCAGCCGCTGTCCCAACGCCGCGGTATCGCCCGACAGATCGTAGCTGGCAAAGTTGTGCGGCGCGTTCGGGCCAACGTGATAGCGGTTCTCGGTGTTGCCCTCACTGCCGCCGCCGCCGCCCCCTCCAGACGTGATGTAACCATTGTTGAGTAGGTAGTCGCGCGCCTCGGTCAGATTCGGATCGTAATTCGGGTTGGCGATCATCTGCCCCGACGAATTGCCATCGCTGTCGGTGTAGGGGATGGTCGCCTTGAACCGGTTGTCGTCCGGCGAAATCTGCATCACATCCCAGATTTGCCCGGCAAACTTCGGGTCCGGTGACGATGTGGTGGTCGAGGCCGCCATCAGGATTCACCGTTGCTGTACTGCACTTCGAGGTAGCGCCATTGCAGCGGCCAAGCGTCCTGCCGGCCGAAATACCACGCCCGCCGCCGCGAGGCTCCCTGCCGGGTCAGGTTCGGTCGCGGCAGGGCTTCGTTGACGCTGCCGCGAAAGGTGATGTCGAGGTAATCGTTGTCGCGGGTATTGATCGAGGTCGACGTGTTGACCAGCGACGGCTGACAGACCAGCGTGACCCGGCCCCAGAATTTGTTGAACATGGTGCCGGCATCGAACGACTCGGTCTGCACCGCGGTCAGGAACGCATTGCCGAAGGGATCGGTAGCGTGCTGCGCGTCGATAAACTTCACGTTGTTGTCGCTCTGGTCGATCATGTAATTCTGCTGCTGACCAAAGCCGCTGGTGACATAGACCGGCGGGACCAATTGATTGAACTGCCAGAAGTACCACAGCCCGTTCTCGTAGGCATACGAGATATTCGGCCCGGAAAGGTTGGTCGACGACAGGACGTAGATCATGTGACCGCCCGCGGTCCAGGCCCAAGCGCAAAGCGTGGTCGGGTCCTGCGCCATCAGCCACAGGTCGATCGACTCGTTCGACACCGGCTGCGCAACCATACCGTTCAAGGTGTAGACGTGACGCTGCCCCTTCTCGGTCTGGCCCACCCAGAACAAGGTGTTGTTCATGTTGACGATGGTGGACGCATTGACGCAGCCGACCCGCATATTGGCCGAAATGTAGGGCAGCAATTCGCTGGCTTCCGGCTGCGCGGCATCGTAGAAAAATTGCCCGGTCCACTGCCCGAACGCGACGATGTAGTTGAGGTACTTGGCCAGCGCGACTCCGGGATCGTCCTCGTAATCGGCGGTGATGAAATTGAGCGCCGGCCACTCCGTTGGCACATCCAGCGTGCAGTTGTGGATGTCCCCGCCCGGACTCATGACGTGGAGGAAGGCGTCGAGCGTGATCAGGCCGGGTACCGTCACCGCCGGGTAATTCGGGTCCGCCACTTTGGTCAAGGCCGCGCCGGACAAGACCCACATATTCGACTGATTCTTGAGGACGATCTTGGTCCCGTTGATGTAGGTCGTAAACTGGTAGGACTGACCGGGTGTGGTCGGATTGAGGGCGTAGGTATTGCTGATCTGGGTGTTTAAATTGCCGCGCCAGACTTCGTTATAGAGCGTTGCCCCACTCTGTCCCGCCATGACCCAGAGGGTTTCGTACCGGTACGGACTGACCGTGTATGGCACACGGAAGGCGACCGCGCTCATGCCGGCTTTGCCGCTCCACCCCGGCACAGTCGTCACCAGGGTCCAGGTGATGCCGTCGATGCTGTTGTAGACGTTGGCATCCGCCGTCAGGCTGACCGTGCCACCGAGCAGCCACATCTTGCCGGCATAGATCGCACCCGCCATCTGGCTGCGGCCTTGAGCAAACGCCGAAGCGGTCCTTTGCACCCAATTCAGGCCGTCATACGAGAACCAGCAATCGTTCTTTGCTATCCCGCCAGCGTCGGCACCGCCGATTACCCACAAGCCGGCGAATTCCGGGAACGGCTGAAAGAAAAAGCAGGAGAAGTTGGTGCGGGCACCCCAGGGCGACGTTGCCGCAATCCGGGTCCAGTTCATGCCGTCGGACGAGAACCAGACATCACTTAACAAATTGACCGAGATTTCCGATTGATTGCCGCCCAGAATGTAGATGCCGTTGTTGCCGGCAACGCAACCAAAGTCCCGGCGCGGTGCCCAGGTGGTCGATCCTTGCTGTAGCTGTGTCCAGTTGGTACCGTCCGGCGACGACCACACATCATTCATGCACGTCAGCGACGTGGCAGTGCGTAGGTTTCCCCCGATCAGGAACAGCTTGTTGTTGAACACCACCAAGCGGTGCCCGATCCGCGAGCCGAACGGCGCGGCCCCGGCATTAACCGCCCAGCTAACCCCGTCCTGGCTCTGTGTCACATCCGGATAGCCAACCCCGCCCGCGCCGCCGCCACCGCCGATGATGAAGATTCGATCCTGGAACACCACCGCGGGCGCGAACGAGCGCGTGCCCCATTGCGGCACCGCCGATTGGGTGAACGCCGCGCCGTTGGTGCCGCCGAAATTGCTTCCGGTCGATCGGGTCAGGACATCGTTGCTGACGACGTAGACGAAACCGTTGAAGTAGAAGATGCCCTGCTGCGGCAGGTTGCCGACGGTGACCCCGGAGTTTTCATAACCAGCCCGCCGCCGGACATACGGGCCTTGCGCGTCCTTCTGCACAACGCCGTTCAGAATGAAGGCATCGTTGGGGATAGAATTGTTGTTGGGGTTCCCGTCCCGACACGAAAACGTGTTGGCGACCGAGACCCGGACGGATTCGGTCATCGCTGCCAGCCGCCCATCATCATGGTGTCGGGTTGGAACCAGAACGGCGCATCTTCGGTCGCGCTGTAGTCGGTGATTTCGTCGACCAGCGCCTTGGCTTCCTGCTTGATCCGAATCAGCCGCTGCTCCGGGATTTCATAGACATCGCCCATCGCCGCGCCGATGCTCTTGACGATCGCCTCGTACCACTCGACCGGGAAATCGAGCGCGTCGTTGGCGGCAAGAACATCCTGGATCGGCCGCTGCACTTCGAGGTAGATGGTGCGGGTCGTATCCTGGGCGGTGGTGTAGACATAGAGCGTGCCGGGCGAATTGGCCGGGTTGTACGCGGACGCACCGCCCATGGTCGGCTGATAGTAAAAGCAATTCATCACGCCGAGTGCCGCCTTGTTGCCCAACTGCTGATACTCGACCCGCGACATCATGGTCAGCGGGGTGTCGAACGGCTGGCCGCCAGTGATGATCCGGAGGAACGAACCCTCCACTGCGCGCAACGGCCGGTAGCTGGTGAAGTCCGCACCCACCGGGCCGATGGTGTAGCTGATCTTGCCGACCTGCATGGGGATGACCAGCGTGTCCCGACACCATTGCAGCAAACCCTTGGTCTGCCACTTCTTGATCAGCATATTCAGCTTCAACGCCGCCTTGGTCATGTCGGCGGCAGGGATCGTATCGACCGTGCCAAACTGACGGATGTCCTGCAACGCTTCCGTGATCAGTTGGTCTCGGGTGATGATGATGGTGTTGATTGAGCCGCTTGTGTTAGCCATTGTTCCCTCTCGGCGATCTGCGCCAGCAACCGCTCACCTTTCATGGTCGATACGATGACGAGTTGTTGTAGAAGCTGCACCTGGGTTTTCCACAACTCCAGTTCCAATTCCTCATAGGACATATTCATAGGTACAACGGGATACGATACAGTCCCGGCGCACCCGCGCCCGACCCGATCAAGCCGAACGACAGGTAGCGGTCTGGTGTTGCTGGCAGCGGACTCGCGCCACCGGCTGTTGCGGCCTGGAACGTCGCTGCCGCGATCTGTAACCCTTGTGAATCGAGCAACTTCATGATCATCCCGGTTGAACCCCAAAACTCCATCCCGCTTGCGTTGTGCCGGATGAACGACGAGTTGCCACTATTGTTGTTGAAGATGATGCCCTGGGTATCCTTGACGGTGAGGTTGCCCTGTTGACTCACAATGTCATTTTTTGCCGTGATGCTGCTGGAACCCGTTATCGCCCCGGTAATCGCCGCGCCGCCGCTGGTCACGGTCAGCCCACCCGTAATCGTGGCACCCCCGGCGAGGACGTTTAAACCCCCGGTATTGATGGTCAGGTTGCCGCCAAACACCCCTCCGGCAGCGAACGTCGCCAGCTTGGTGACGACATTGATCGCCAACAGGTCGACCAGACCATTGGCCAGGGTCAGGCTTTTGGTCGCACTGCGGTAGACCAGTTGCGCCTGGGTCGTGTCCGACATGACCAGCGGCACATCGTCGGAAAAGCTGATCGTCGGCGGATTGACGATCGAAATGAACGACGACGACTCGCTGGTGCCGATACCGGCAACGGCCTTACCCAACCGATACAGCCAATCCCGAGTGTTGGTCGACTCCAGCGGACCCGGCGGCATCGGGTCGGTGAATTGCTGGCCCATCTACATCATCCAGCGCGCGACCAGGACAAACACGATCGCCGCGGCGAAGGCGGCGAAGATGATCCAGTGCTGCCGGACAAAAGCCATGTACCGGACCAGTTCCTGTTTGTCATGCTGCCAGTTCGGCATAGCGCCTCCTATTTGTGCGGCCGGACAACGATAACCCAAAGCACGAAGGCGAGCCAACCCACCGCCAGCAGGACAATCTCCATCAGCTACCGATCTTGATCCACTTGGTCAGCGACAGGACGTAGATATACGACGCCGGGGCCGTCGCGCTCAAGGTGGTCACATTGCCGCTGATGGTCTGACCCGCGTTAGCGTTGAGCGTCAGCGCCGTCACCGTTTGCGTCGTGGCGAGCCGAACGATCTGACCATCAACCGGGGCGGCAGGCATCGTGATTGTGAGCGTAGCCAGCACACCGGCAGGATTGAGCAACAGGCTGGAGCAGCCGTTTGGAATGGTAAGCGAGCCGCCACTGGCCGGAACCTGGAGCGAGTAACCCTGGTCGGCGATAGCAAACTTGTGCGCCATGTTGCCCAGGATGTCCCACCGTGTCGCTTCGCCAAGGGCGGCAAAGAAAATGGCAATCGGCATCAACGACGCGCCGAAAAGCGCGTTGGACCGAATGGTATGCACCCCCGCCGTCGCGTCTGTACGCAACTCCAACAACGGCATTGGCAGATTTAGGTTCGATCCGCCATAGAGCCGCATACTCGCCAACGTACTAGTGCCATTCGGCGCGACACCGAAAGCGCCTTGACCATTAACTACCGAACTGGTGAAGTAAAAACGCAGCGCGTCGGTCGCGTTGCTGGTGTCCGACACCAGCGAATTGCCCCGGAAGAACGGCTTGCCAACGTCGCCAAGATTCTGCCCGGTGATCCAATTCAGCGTGGTCGCCGCATTGTTCAGACCACTGATCGAATTACCACTCAAGTCGTTGGCGGTGACGACAAACCGATCACACGTCGTCTGATTGACGTTGACACCGTAGCCGGTGTTGCCACCAGCGGCCATCGTATTGCCCGAGCGCACACCGATCACGGCGAAGTCGGTGGTGTTGAATTGCAAGCCGTCGCCGGTATTCTGCGCGAATTGCCCGCCGATGAAACGGATGTTGAGCGCGCCCGCATCGACTTGAACGCCATGCGAGCCGTTGACGATGCACTGGCAGTCGATGAAGTCGATGCCATTCACTGTCGTCGCGCCGCCGCCGATAATACGGATACCCTGTGCCGCGCTGCTGGCAAACCAGCAACCGATAAAATTGCAGCGATACACCTGCCCCGATCCGGTCGGCTGAATCGTCACGCCAGTCGTGCCGGTGTCGAACATACAGTTGGTCACATAGACGGCGGTAGCGAACTGCCCGGTCGTCGGCGTGATCAACAAATTCTGGCCGTGATGGATGATCTGGAGCGCATGGAGCGTCACATCACCGCACTGATTGATCTGGACGCCCGCCTTGGGCTGCGCACCGACCGGCGCGTCAAACAGGCAATTCTCGATGACAATCGACGATCCGTTGGTGTTGACCAGGACGCCGATGCCGGTCGCTGGCGTTTCATACAGGAAAATGCAGGTGTCGATCCAGACCTGACCGACCGTGCCCTCCATGTCGATGTCGCAAAACGCCCCGGCAAAGATGCAGTTGTCGATAGCGACCTGTTGGCCGGTCGTGATCTTGATTTCGTTGCCCGCCGTGCGCGCCACCGACGGCGCAAAGCGCAGATTGGTGATATGTACGCTGTTGGTAACGGTGACGACATCGAGTACGCTGGAATTGGTGGCGATGTTCGATGCGTTCCAACCATCGCCCATCACGGTCATCACCTTCGACCACGGCGTCAGCGCGGCGGTGACCTTGTACGTTCCTGCCGGGAAATACAGCACGCCGCCCGCAGTCGGCATCGCGGCGAAGGCAGCATTGATCGCGGCGGTATCATCTGCCGAACCGTTGCCGAGCGCGCCATAATCCTTGACGCTGTAGAACGCGCCGTAGGGCACTGCCCAGGATTGATCCTCGCGCAAAAACATCCGCTGACCAGCCACCGCACCCGGCGCGGGCACGATGCCTTTGCTCGGCGCACCGGATGGGCCGAACACCGGCAATAAATTGACCGCGACCGCTCCTGCCATGTCCTGCGCGTCCGCTGTCGAGCCAAGGGGGTTGCCCTTGAACGTCGCACCCGGCACTTGCGCCAGCTTGGCGTTGGTGACGGCGTGCGCAGCGATCGTGGTCGCCGACAATCCTGCCGTGCTGGTCACGTCGCCGGTCAGCGCCGGCTCCAGCACGAACCAGGACGCGCCGTTGTCGCGCGAAATGGTGCCGTCGTCGGTAGCAAGCCACACCCGTCCATTCACGCCCGGCGCGGGCCGCGCTGAAATCAGTCCGGCGCTGATCGAGATAACGCCGTTGCCGGAAATCGCGCCGATCAGGATCGCGGCCTGGGCCGGTGTCAGGTCGATCGGGTTGGCGGGTGCCGCGGTGTTGTTGCCCTTGATCGTGTTCGCCGGCATCAGCGACAGCTTGGTATTGTCGGTGCCGCTCGCCACCAGATCGAGCGTGATCGGATTGGTCGCGCCGCCATCGACCACCGAGACCCGACCGCTGCCGGTCAGGATGCGCCGGTTGGGCAGGCCGGCATCGGGTGCGGCCAGGACGTAGGCCGACGTAGTCGGCGCACCGCCCGAGACGATCGCCGCAAGATCGTCGGCGTAGGCTTTGCACCAGCGCAGTTCGACGAAGTCTCCGGGCGAGAATTGGGTCGGACTGGTCCCGCCTTGCCCGCGCACCACAGTCCAGCTACTGCCCGCGATCGCAATGACCTTGACCACTTCGCGCCGCTGTTGTCCGGCACTGCCGGAGTCGGCCAGGGTGGCGTAGAAGTATTGCGGGTTGACCGGGTTGGGAAATCCCGCGGACGAGACGACGATGATGGTCGTCTGCGCGCCGCTGGCAGCGACGTTGGCGGCTAACTGTGTTGCCGCATAGTCCGCGAAGATAAGGTTGGCCATGTCATCCCATCGTCAGCCGGTCGAGGATCGAAGCGCCGAGCACGCGAATCCCCGGCTCTTCAAACACCTTGACAAAAACGGGTGGCGGGTCCGGACGCGACCACGGCACCGATTGATTGTCCGGTACCCCGCGCACGAATTCCTGAACATTGCGCCCCTGCCAGCATTTCCGGCACAGCTTGGCCGGGCCGTTGAGCCAGCCGGTGCGCAATTCCTCGGCCTTGTACTTGGTGCCGCAACACTCGCACCGAACATTCCAGGAGTCGCGCTTGTAGTAATCGGCGCGACCCATCAGGCATTACCAAGACCCGAGCCTTGCAGCACCGTGACCTGGGCCGATCCGCCGCCGCTGGCGGTGAAGCGCAACGCGCGCAGCGGGAACAACGGAACATTGCCGATCGCGCCGCCGGCCGCCGAAATCGCCGCATTGAACGGCGCGGCCATCGGGAACCATGTGGTCGTCACCACCCGGTCGGTATTGTTCGGGTCGTTCAAGGTCATTTCCGCCAGCACGCTACAGCCGCCGGAAGGCACGATCTGGAGGCTCAAGGTCGGATTCAGATAGTCGACCGGAAAGACGACTACCGACCCGGAGTTGATGATGAAGGTATTGGCCCGCATGGTCGGTCCTTTAGGTGAACTGCTTGACCAATTCAAGGGCGATCGAGAACGATTTGCGCTCGCCGAACCAGCCCTTTGTGCAGAGCATCAGGTTGCCGGTGAAACCGGGTGTGGTGTTCTGCCGGCCACCGGCCCGCTCGAAGTTGGACTGACCCTTGCCGGACATACTCATGACGTGCATCGGCGGGTCGGCTTCCCAGAGGAATTCGACGGTCAGGCCCGCCTCGATGAAATACTCGGACGTGTCCAGCCGCAAGCGAGTGATCTTGTAATTCGGCTCGACATACAACCGCTCGATGTCGACCACGACGGTCGGCGGCAGATCACCATCATCCAGCACCCCGATGATGTTGAACACCGCATTGCGCGGCCCGTCGTGGGTGACCTCGGCGTGGAGCGAGTTGGGCACGCCCGCTCCTAGAACCGGAGGATTTCGTTGCCCGCGTAGAAGTAATCGACCGTCATCGTCTTGGCTGCCGCCGCCGCCGCCTTGATGCCGAAGCCCGCGACCAGATTCGTTGCCGGCACCGGCAGGTTGACCAGCGAATTCGGGTTGGCACCATCGGCGCTGGCCGAGACCGCGATCCCCGCGCCGCCCGGATAGTACGGCTGCGCTTGCGCCAGCGGCGTGGCCAGCCCGAGCGTGGAGAACACATACAGGTTCGGCGTCGGCTTGCCGTCCAAGTAGAAGCCGAACGTGCGCGGGTCGTTGGCCGAAATCAGACCGACCGGCAGCACGGTCTTGACGCCGCCGTTGTTGATCACGAAATTCAGTTGGGCCGCACCGGACGCCTTCTCGAAATACAGGCCGGATGTCGGCGCGAAGCCGGCAAAGGTGTTGGCGAAGCCGGCGTAGAGGATGTCGGCGCTGGCGTCATTGGTCTGCATATTGAGCGCGTACCACAGCCGCGCGCCCGCGATGACGTTGAAGTCCGCCACCAGCGTTTGCAGCGCCGCGGTGTCGGCACCGGTCGCCGCGGTGGTCAGCAGCAGTTGACCGCCATTGCCCGGTGTGAGCGCGATCGCGCCGCCGGCCGACAGCGTCTGCACCCAATCGGCCGCCTGGAAATTGTCGAAGTCGGAAAAGACTTCGTGAATCCGGAACGGTGACGGTCCGGGATAGTCGCCGAACAGGTAGCCTTGCGGCGACGTTGCAATACCTGCGGGCGACCGCTGCGGGGGTGAACCGGTGGGGAAACCCATGTCGTTCTCCTATCGAGCGCCAAAATGGCGCGGGCGAACCCGCGCTCTACGGAGAAAGCCGAAAGCTACTTCGGCTTCTTGATCTTTTTCGGCTTCGGCTGCTTCTTTCCTTTGCCGGTGCCGGCGCGACGTTGCTTGTTCATCATGCCTCCAAAAAATCCGGAGCCGAGTGGCAGATTCGGCCCCGGACAGGTCCGCACCGGGGAGGCCGGCGCGGGTGGCAGAGTGCTATGGCCCGTTGACTGCCCAGAGCGCCCGCGGGTCGTCCCAGAGGAAGCAGTACCGCTCCCACGCCATCGCCTTGAAATTGCGCGTGTCGAAGTCGTTGTCCTGCTCGAACTGGATTGCGGTGCGCTCCTGGAAGATCATGCCGGTGCCGCCGCCGTCGACATCATTGCGCACGAACCACGCATGAGGCGCGGTCAGGTACACGTTCATCTTGATGCCGTCCGGCAGAGCATTGGTGGCACGCAGGATGTTGAGGTCGTTGTTGGCAGTACCCGCTTGATAGACCGATTTCAGGATACGGTTCGCGTTGAACCATTCCTGCCGTGGCACGATCAGGCACTTCGGGATCACCTGACAGAACAGGCCGCGATCGTTCTGGAAGCCGAAGATGTTGATCATCGCATCTTCCAGGGACGCCTCCGACAAGTCGGCCGAGACTGCCGGCGTGTTGGCGAAGGACCCACCCGAGATATTCGGGTGCGCCGTCGAGGCCAGGGTGACACCGTCCGCGCCGACGAAGCCGGCGGTAAAGGCACGGTTGTAGACCAGCGCGCCGTTCTGCTCTTTCGCTTGCCGCATCGACCACCCGAGCATGGCAGTGCGCCGCTTGGCGACCGCAGCGTACAGATTGTCCGCCTGCTCTTCCATGGTCACGATGTAGCCCAGACCATAGGTGATGTTGGTGCCGCGAGCGATCCAGCCTTGCGATTCGCTGTCGTACTGGACCGATCCGCCCTGGGATTTCACTAAGCCCAGGCCGAAGCCAGTGACCGAAACATACTCTTCGTAGTTTTTGTCGCTGTCGACCTTGTTGAACAGATCGGTGTATTGCGGTTTCCACTCCTTGTACTGCCGACCCCAGATGCCCTTGAGTCCCGGCCACAGGAATTTGAGTGAAGAACCGGTGGTGATGACGCCGCCGATAGGCATGGTGGTCTCCTATACGCCGGCCGACTGACCGTTCCACTCATGCGCATTGATCGTGCAGAGCCAGACCGCGAAAGCACCAAAGGTGTTTCCGGGTTGCTGGAGCAGACCAAACAGCTTGACGAGGAAGGTAGCGGTGACAGCGATTGACGACGAAAGGATAACCGTGCCCGAAAACTGTTGCGCAAGGGACGGCGCGGCGATGGTCAGGTTGGCGTTCTTGTTCGCGCTTGCTGCGACCAGATTCGCCGTCGTGATGCCATCGTCCTGGACGCAGAACACAACATCGGGATCGTCGACAACGAGGATGTAGTAATTCACACCCGCCTTTGCCGCCGGGATGCTGGTCTGCACGTTGTTGAGCAAGGTGCCCTGGATCGACGGTTGGTTCGTCGCCGGGTTTTCCTGCCCGATAAACACGCCGCGGATGATGTCGGTGCCGTTGCTTTTCTGCAAGGCAGGAACCCCGTTCGCGTCCGCATTGGCCACCGATTTCACCGGGTCGCCAATGTAGTACGCCGAGCCATCAGTTGACGGTACAAAGTACCGCGACACCTGCTGGTTGAACTGGTTTCCGCTCCGAGTCCTCACCACAGCGAGTCCGAATGGCCGATTGACCATGTGGGGTCGCTCCTATCGAGTAGAGGGTCGCAGGGTTTGCACGTCGTATCTGATTTTGGGCAGGGCTGATTGGGTTGGTGCTGATTCGGCCGTGTAGCGGCCGTCGCCGGATTGACGGTTGGCGTCACCGGCTCCGAGCGCATCGGCGATAAGCTGCACGCGGGCGGCGTATTCCGCTTGGTGCGCTTGGTGGATGTGCATCGGCTTTTTCATGAGGTACGCATACATCGGATGGCCGCGCACGTTGCTGCCGACATACTTGCGCACGCGCAGCCCAGGATCGTTGTTACTGTCGCTGGCTTCGTACAGGTCGCCGACGATTTCATCGCGGTCGACAAAGATGAATCCGGACGACTGCGCCATCGACAGGCGCGGGCCGTCCTCGTTGAACCAGTGCGGATGCCAATTCAGAAAAAAACTCTCCGGGTCGCGGAAGGCGATTTCCATCTTGGTGGTGAACCCGTCCAGCATATTGCGCGGGATGGGCTTACGCTCGTCCAGCGACGTGTTCGGGTACGCCTGCTCGGCAGCGACTTCCTTCAATTCCTCGACCGGACCCGCAGCGGCTGGCTCGGGCTGGATCGGCACATCGTCGATCGAGGCATAGCCGGCAGTGGCCGCGGCAGCATCCTTGTCGGTCTGGGTGAAGCGCGGGATCGGCTCGCTCGGCTTGTCGCCGGTATTGACCTTGATGTCTTTGGCCACGCTTAGTCTCCGAAACACTCGGGGCCGCACTCGGCCAGGAATTCGGCTCGGCTCATACCGATCTTCTTGCCGTTCTTGGCGAATTCGCGCTGGTATTCAGGCAAAAGGTCCGCGAAGGTATGCGAACCGCCAGCGCCGTTGCCACCAGAAGGCGAACCGCCACCCTCGACCATCGCGTGCCGTCTTGTCGTGAAGTGTTCGGGATACAGGCGGCGCATCCGGTCGTTGACGCGGGCAATGAAGGCTTCGCCGACATCCCGATTTCCGGCCATGCGCAAGGCGATGCCCTCGGCGTGCCAATCCTCTTCCGCCCTTTTGTCGGCGAGGAACGGGTACTTTTGCACGTTGGCGTTCCATTGCGCTTGCGTCTTGGGGTCGGGGGTTTCTGCCCTGGCCGGCGTGGTCGGCGTGTTCGGAGCCGGCTTGGCATTGAGTTCGATCAGCTTGATGTCGATGTCATTGACCGCGTCCATGTCCTGATTTTCCAGCGCGGTCTTGCGCTGGTTCTTCAGGTTGGCCAACTCGAACTTGCGCTGCGCGTCGGCCCGGCGCTGCTTGTCCTCCTGGTACTCCTTTTGCCCCTCGCGCAACTCGGCCAGTTGGCGCTTTAAGTCCTCGTTCTCGGCTCGGGTCTTTTCCTCCCGGCTCTTGATGATCGGCAGGACTTCCTTGGCCCGGCGGACATAGGTGCCGGCATCAACCCAACGCGCCTTGTCGCCGCGGAAAGCGGCCCGCGGAATCCAGCCCATGTCGCGCGCTTCCGCCTCGATCGCGGCGGTGTCCGGCCGGGACTGCACAACCGGTTCGTCACCGCCGCCGCCGTCGAGGCCGCTGTCCGCGTGCTGCCCACCCTCTCCTGGCAGATCACCCGGTTCGAGGTCGGCGTCGAAGTTCGGCGGCCGGCTCGGATCGTCGGGCATCTGGTCGGTAGGTTGGTGCTCACTCATGGGCGGCATAGTTACACCCTTTACTCTTTGATGTCAAAAACATGGCTGCTGCTCATGACCGCGGTCGGTCGGTTCACCGGGGCGCGATCGCGCTTGGCCAGCAAGTCCTCGGGCCGGATCAGCCGGTACTCTTTGCCGTCGTCGCCCGTTTGCAGGGACCCCGCATACTTGGCGAACACCACCAGATCGCCTTCGTTTAAACAGCGCGCCCGCGGATGTAGCTGTGCGGTATTGCCGAAGGCAACCACCTGCGCGGTCTGGATCGACAACGCCTCCTTGCGCGCGGTCTCGTCGACCACGATGATCCCGCCGGAGGTTTTCTTTTCCAGCGTGAGCAGGGCGACCAGGATCAGGTCGCCGATCGGCTCCAGGCCGGAGTCATTGGCGACGGAACGGACTGTATTCAGCACCGTCGTCCGGTCCCTCGTCATCGCTTCCATCTTCGCTGCCGCTTCCTCGAACTGCCCCATCACCGTTGCTCCTGGCTGGTTGAATATCCTCGATGCTCTCGATCAGGCGCATATACGCCTGGGCCGCACCGCGCGCTTCGGCGTCGTTGACGATCGCAACGTGCGGATTGTCCGACGTGTAATGGCCCTGACCCCAACCGACTGTGGTGTCATAGGCCGAATCCTTGAGCATTTGCACGAACTTCTGGGTCTGCGGGTGGGCCAGCCACGCTTCCCAATCCGGACCCTGCATCGCCGGGGGCGTCATTGCGGCATCGCCGCGCCGTTACCGCTCGGGGCCGGCAATTGCGGCTGGCCGCCGGGGGCGGAAGTCTGGCCCGGCCCGGCCGGCGGCACCGGCCCACGCCCCTCACCGCCTTCCTCACTCGGGTCG